TAGATAAAGCAGAATCGAGAGAAATAACGGATGTGGCCATTAAGATTTTTAATTTAGAATCGGACGGTAGTTTACCAATAAACTGGAAAGAGTTATATAAGAACACAGCATGAATGACGATATTTTAGTAACCTATAAGTATCCAGATGGGACACCTACCGAACCCCTTCCACATCAACAGGAATATCATTTATATACTGGGTGGTCCAAACACCACTTACTAGCAGGGAGCTTAGGTACGGGAAAGACTGAGGCTATGTGCATGGAAGCGATCCAACAAAGTGCAGCTTACGAGAATAACTTAGGCTTAATGGGACGTAAGGTACTCGATGCGTTCAAGAAATCAACACTAATTCAGTTACTGGACTTAGCAGGTGGTTTTGTTTCCAAGCACAAGTCTCAAGATAGAATGATTATTTTTAAGAATGGTTCTAAGATAGTATATATGGCCTTAGATGACTCTAGGGACTCGATACAGAGAATTAAATCAATGAATCTAGGTTGGTATGCTTTTGACCAGTTAGAAGAGGTGACGGAAAGCACTTTTATAGCTGCGGCAGGTCAATTAAGGAAGAAGGGTGTCATGCGTTGCAGTTTTCATACTTGTAACCCTGCAGGACATGATTGGGTCTGGAAGAAGTTTAAACAGCATAAGGAAAAGCAGAATAAGACAAAAGGAGACTACAGGTTGATCGAGACTCGCACTTGGACACCAGATGTGCCTCCTCCTGAGACCGATGCTGAAGTGAAAGTTTATAGCGATAACCCACACCTCCCTGCAGACTACATAAAGCATCTACTCTCCATGCCTCCAATGTGGGTTAATCGCTATGTGTATTGCAGTTGGGATGATTTTGCAGGATTGGTTTACCCGATGTTTGACGAAAAGATCCACTTAATAAAGGCATTTGATATGCCAAAATGGTGGAATAGATATGTGGTGTATGACTATGGGTATAAAAATCCGACTAGCATACTATTTGCTGCAGTGGACGATGAGAAGAATATCTTTGTGTATGACATTATTTATGGTGATGAAATGAGGATAGATGAGATCGTACCAATGGTAGAAGATAGGTTAGAGACAGGAATGGACTACACTTTCATTGCCGACCCGTCAATTAATAGGACTAAGCGTGATGGATATTCGATTGCGGATGAGTGGGAAGAGTATGGTATTGAGTGGGAGAGAGCAAATAATGATAAGCGTGCAGGTTTTGATAGGGTAGCACGCTACTTAACGACAGATAAGAATGGTCATTGTCAGTTGAAATTCTTTGATGTCAGAAATATGGGATTTTTATTGGATGAGATCATGGATTATAAATGGAAAGAATTAAAGCATGGGCATAGTGAAAAAAGCGCACCAGAGGAGCCTGTGAAAAAGAATGACCACGCAATGGACTGTGTTCGGTATCTAGTTCATGCGGTAGAAGGTTCAAATAAACCAAAACGCAGAGATAAGTATAGAACACCAAGTTTATTTAGGCGTAAAACCAGTTGGATGGGTATATGAGCGATTTAGCATATTTACACGAAGTATTTCAAGCCATGCAGGGCGGTAACAAAGAGTTTATGCAGGCTGCAAGAGAATCCATGTATTTTTATACGGGTGGGTACGGAACTGGACAATGGGATATGTCTGATATATCTAAATTAAGAGCAGAAGGTCGTCCTCCCCTTCAACTTAATATTATCCTCCCCAAAGTTAATTTGGTCACTGGTATTGAAAGACAAGGCAGAACATCGTACCGTGCCAGACCCGTAGAAATGAATGATGACAATGAAGCAAAGTTAATTACTTCTTTATTGTATCATGTTGATAAAAGCCAATCCTTACAGAATGTGTTTAGTCGTGTTTTTAAGGACGGTGTAATTACAGGTCGTGGTTGGGTAGATATATCCGTAGAACCAGGTGAATACTTTGATAGTAAGATCCATATTAGAAGAGAATCGTGGGCGAATGTTTTAATGGACCCAGAAGCAACTACTCCTGATAGTTCTCAGTGGGGAAGATTAGCGAGAACCAAACTCTTATCTATCTCTCAAGCAAAAGAAATGTTCCCAGATGCGTTAAAAGATGTGAAAAACGCAGAAGATATACAAGAAACCTTTATGGGTGAAGAATCATTATTAGGGATGCAATTAGGTGACAAGTATAAGAATGTAGACCCTAACTACGGTTTTAAGAGCATGGAAGCCTATAATATGGATGCTCATCGTAAGAAGATCAGAATTATTGAACTCTGGGAAAGAGAATACGAAAAAGAATTTTATTTAGTGAATCCACAAACGGGAAGATTCTCTCAGGAAGGTTTTAAGACCAAGCGTAAAGCAAACCTTGCCATTAAAGATATTATGGAAAGACCTGAGATGGAGTTAGCTCCAGTAGAATTAAGTGTAGTAGCGAAAAGCGTTCCTAAGACCTATGTTACTGTTTTTGCAGGAGCTAGGGTATTACAGGAAAAAACACCTAACCCTTATAAACACAATCAATTCCCATTAGTTCCATTTTTCTATACTTTTGAGGATTATGGGAATACAGTGGATACATTTGGCTTGGTAGAAAATTTAAAAGACCCTCAAAGAGAGAAGAATAAGCGTAGGTCCCAAGCCTTAGATATTATTAATCGCTCTCCAAAGGGTGGTGGTATCTTTACAGGAAATAAGGTCACTGCAGAAGAGATGAACAGAGCTTCTGGAAATGGAGAATGGATAGGAATCCCTGGATTTAAGGGCAGAATCTCTGATTTTATGACTCAGTGGTCGAATCAACACACAGCACTTGTACCAACGATTGCTTCTTTTGAACAAAGAAGTGACTTTGATGCAAAGGAAATTAGTGGTGCTACAGACCCAATGATGGGTGTTGCAACCTCTTCGAGTGAGTCAGGTCTAGCAGTACAGACTAGGATTCGTCAGGGAATGAATACCTTAATGGAGCAGATGGAGAACTTAGACACTTGTAAGAAGAATACGCTAGAAATGGCAGTGTCTAATATGCAACAGTATTATTCTGTAGATAAGATACAAAGAATTATTGGAGCTGAATTTGAATCGGTTGAACCTGAAGAACAAATGCAGGTCAATCAGATAATCAGCAAATTTTTGGACAACTTCTCAACGATGGAGTTTGATGTGGTCTTAGATCAAGGTCAAAATACTCCTACGATGAGAGCGTTAATGGCTAACCAAGTTGGGGAATTAGTACGAAATGGGTACGCTAGTTTATTCCCACTTTTTGTAGAACTATCCGACATGGAAGCATCCGATGAGATACTGGAGAAATTTGAGCAGGAACGCCAAGCTCAAGTCCAGTCACAGCAACAACAACAAAAACCCCCACCACAAGGTGGAGAAGGAGTAATGCAATAATGAGTGAATCTAAGTTTCAATTTATTGATGAGGAAAAGGAAATGTCTGGTGAAGAGTATAGCGACTCTGAAGTAGAAGAATCCCCGACTAATAACGAGACAGAGGTTGAAGCAGAATCAACCGAGACCCCAGAAACAGAAGAAGAGAAAAAGCTAAAGATAGGTGACAACGAATTTGATTCCGTTGAAGAGCTTTTGAAATTCGCTGAAGAAAGGGATAAGTCTTATTCTAACCTGCAAAGTCTAAATGGTAGACAGACCAATGAACTAGGTGATCTTCGCAAGATGGTAGAAGAACTAAAGGACTCTATGGAACCCCAACAGGAACCAGAAGCAGTCCCTGAGTTTGATGAATACGATCCTGCAAAGCAAAAAGAGTACATTGAGTTTATGGCTGCTAAAAAAGCACAAGATATGATAGACCAGAGGTTCCAAGCTGAAGAAGCGAAGAAAGCTGAGACAGAGTATAATAGTGCTATGGATGCCATGATGAATGATTTCATTGAAAAGCATCCAGAGTTAGACAAGGTAAGTTTAGAAAAGATTGCTGCTTATGGCGATGAAAGAGGCATCACCTTTATAGAGGATGCCTATAATGTTTGGAACATCCAGAACAAACCCGTTAAGGATGAGGCAAACTCACAGGTAGATAAAGCCAAAAAAGCAACGGAAGCAACAAAGATACCGACCACACTGTCTAATGTTAGTACAGGAAACGAGTCGGACACGGATTATGATAATCTAACACCTGAGCAATGGAGCAATTTATCTGATGATGTTCGCAAAAAAGCCTTAATGGAGGTTACTTCTGGATTTTAATTAGGAGAATAAAATGGCTACAGTTTCTAATGTAGAAAGTCCTTTTAATTCATCTTCTGGTTATGGAATGACATCTCCACGCACTGATGATGTGCCTGGTGGAGTTATGGCTGCAATGATCGACTGCTCTGTGCAAAACATGGGTGCAGGCGATATTTGGGAAGCTCTAACGATACCTGCAGGCTCAGTAATTGTTGAAGTTGGTATTTCCATAATAACAGCAGAAGGTGGTACAGCAACTGTTGATATTGGTTTTACTGGCGATAGTCCTGATGGATTTATTGATGGAGCTGATCTTAACGCTGCTGTAGGTATAACCTATAATAGTCTAAATGCAGCAACGGGTGCAGATGCCTTTTCAGGTGGAAGATACCAAGCTGCTGAAGATACTCTTGATGTAAAATTCGTCAATGCGATGGATGCAGGTAAATATGTCGTTTTCTGTAAATACATCTTAACTAACCTTAACTAATAGGAGTCTATAATGGCAGCAAATTGGGCATCAGGCCTACAAGTTTCACGATGGGCGAAAGAACTCCAGAGTGAAGTT